CATCTTGTCCAGTTACCGTGCTTGATGGCATTTGAGCCGAATAAAATTTACCTCAAGAGTTATGGCAAAATGCAACCCGACATCGGCGGAGTAATTCTTTTCATTGATCCCGATGACCGAATTATCATATGGCACTACATCTACCCCACTCCACATATAGCAGACTATATTAAGAAAGGATAGAAATGGAAGGCTATTTATAACCTTGAAGGAGGTTGAGATGAAATATACTAGAAAGGAAAGATTGAAAAGATATAAAATAATCTTGGACTGGTTTGAGGCGCACGATTGGAGACAGTGTCTGGGATTTTGTTTGGCTTTGACTTGTCATGGCTTTGCTGGTTGGGATATTTGCTATTACCCCGAGCTTATGAAATACGAACCCAAAAAATATAGTATGTATTGGTTTCCCCTGACTAATTCTGGTTATAATAAACGTGTGCGGATTTTAAAACAGATTATTAAAGATATGGAAAAGAAAAAGCGAGGTTAAGATGATGTGTATATTTTTAATCATAACACAAATAATAAATCCCTATATTGCAGATAGTGTAGAGGGATACCGTGTTATTTATATCGATTCGACGGGAAAAGATAGCATGGCTTCCGTAAGTCTAGACAGTCCTATCTTGTTTGTAGATACGACGGCCTGGAACTGGCAAATAACTTATCCCGAAACAATATACGTTTTAGGAGAACATATTAAAGTTCTCGTCCTCTATCCCCCATATCCAAAGATAATAAAAAGAAAACTAGGGAGGTTAAGATGAAATTAATTTTATCTTTTATTCTTTGTAGTTTGCCCGCCATTATAATTGGTTGGCTAGTCTGGTTTCCTATACGGATATGGCTCTTCAATCTTTTACCTATATCTCAATGGTCAGGTTTTGTAAAAGTGGTTATCGTATTAATTCTTGCTGTTGGTGGTGGAATTACGATACCCTTTTTTCTTTTTGTAATTGGTCTTACAATCTGGGCGGAATTAAATTAAATGCTTTTCCTTCAATACTTCCCTCAATTCTGTCGGGATTTAGAAGAGAAATTAAAGAAGGGGTTTAAAGAATATGGTGACATATCCTTCTCACAAAATCCAGAAAAGTTAATAAAAGAACTGCAAGCGGAATGTTTGGATTTGGCGGGATGGGGTCTGATTTTATGGGTTAGATTAGAAAAAATGAAAGAAGCAACAAATAAAATACCCGGTCAAAGTATATCGCCAGATGTCAAGGTAAGATTTATCGGTAGATCGGATGGTCTCGATATATATGTTGATAAAGAAATTGACAAGGCATTAGGATAAGGAGGAAAGATGAAATATTTTTTAACTAAAGTAAAAGATGTTAAAGATTATGTAATACAACGATTGCAAGATAACGAAACCATGTCCATTCATCAATTATCACAAGAAGGATTAGACATAATACCCAAATGGCATAAACCCAGATATTCATTGTCTACATTACGAAAGGCATTAAGAGAATTGCGTCAAGAGGGTCGAATTGATTGGTTTCCCGAATGGTATGGCAGGAATAAGGGTTACACAAGAATTTATAGATTTATAAAATAATAGGAGGAAAGATGAAAAAAGTTGTTGGGTGGACAATTCGTATTTTAATGTCAGGATGTATTTTTGCGGCGGGGATTGGGATTGGGGAGAGCATTGGGAGTATGATTAAATATAAATGTTGGGATTTTCTGTTGCCAATAGGGACGTTTTTGTGTGCAATATTAACGGCAAGTATGAGTATCTGGTTATCTTCTTGTTGGTTTGAGAAAGAAGAAAAATAATCTATTTATCTAAAATCGCCGTACCCGAAAACTTTCGGTTTTTTGTTGCAGTTATTCAGAGTCTTATAAGTTTAGGATGGGTTAAATAATAAATAAGTTCATTCGGGTCAACATCGATTAATTTTACAACCTCGGTATTCGCTATCGTTCTTTTAGGATACTGCCCATTTCTCGCCATTTTGCCTCAATAAGGGTTCTGGGTCAACCAATTCTCCCTTATGGTGTATGGTAAGATGTAAAACTCCCCCACTTGGATTTGATATTCTAACCCGTCCCGAGCGTCCCACATAACCTAAAATCGTAGTTGTAAATACGGGGTCACCAACGGATAGTAAGCCGTGTAGGTGAGATAGGTGGACATAGCTTGATTGGTAGTCGTCCTCATGGTCTATTTTAATGTATAATCCATTTACTTCATCAATGTCTATCTTATTCACAAAACCACAAGCAATGGCATAGAAAGGGGTATAAAGGGGCGTAGGAATATCAATACCAGTATGTAACTGCCAACCGTCCGGATGTTGTGCGTCAGGTGGCATTTTTCTTTTACCGAATTTTGAACTAATGTGAGTAAAAAGAATTATTCCTTCTTTGTCTTTGAACGGCCAAGACGGTGAGAACATTATTCAATCCCTTTTCTCAAATAATCATCCCGCATTTTTTCCTTTACCAAGTTAATTTTTGATCTATTAATTTTCTAAAATTATCATATAAAACATATTGGCTTATTATAAGAACACGATTATCTTGCAGATGAATGTTGCCACATTGTTTACCGTGTCCACAGCAAGAACCACGCATATCAATGCTCGCTCCTTGCAATGCCTTTACAATAGGGGCAATACAATAATCTATTGAGACCCGCTTCCATTTTGTCTTACCTGTGCAAGATAAATCAGCAGGAATTTTTACCTTTATCATTTTAACCCTTTTACAATTTAGGCATTTTTTATTTTGATACATTTTTCTCCTTTGGGATTAAATTCCCATTATTTTATTATACATAGAAAAAATACAATAGATTATCAACGCTCTTGTTGCCCAGCGAATACACCAGAATTTATGTTTGAATATACACCACTTTAAGCTTTTAAAACAACCATATCGAGTAAAACAAACCCGATACCATGATCGCCAAATAGATGGTCGGGGATTAATAATTATTAAGGTAGACATACTCCCACCTTACAACCATATCCCCGATCAGTCGCAACGAATAGACCTATTTTTAGCCATTTATATCTTGTATATCCTTCCAACTCCGTTTCAACTTTTTTATCATTATTGATAAGAATGGAAGCGTCAATTCCAAATTTCAATGGAAATTTCCTTGAACATTTTACCTGTATGTCTTTCGTGCGGGAAGTAAACGAGAAGGGAATATTAACATTATGAAAAGGAAATTGGGAATAAGTTGAATCCTGCCAAGAAGCAAGGATTAAGGTTTTGCCATCGTAACTACCGTAGAAGATTTTTTGTAAACTTTCGGTCGGTGGTGGTTGAATTATAACCCGATAAACCGTTTCAGGTTTAACTTCTTTGATTAAGAATTTCCAAAAAGGAACTTTTAATGTATCATGCAAAATTTTCTCGATAGTTGGTCGTGTCCACGGTGCAACCTGTGGGACATTAACTCGTTGCGGACATCCCTTCGAGCCCACCACGAAAGCAATGATAATTACCACGACCCAAGGTAAATATTGTTTTATATATTTCTGCATATTTTCACTTTTTCAATCCCTTTCACCGTTCGGTGAAACTCAATATTATAATGAAAATTATAGTTTATCATATAATTAATTAGAAATTAAGGTATGCCTTTTGGTGAAACCTCAATTCACCATATTAACGATTTGGCTAATTTAAATACAATCATTTCTGTAAACTTTTAACGCTCACGTCGTTAATTCCTTACACGAAAGGTTGTAATCCATTTTGATTACGATTGTAATCCATTTTGTATACGATTGTTTTAACGAAGTGAATCTTTGCCATCAAGGGAATCTACTCGTTGAACTATTCGAGGATTTTTAAGTTGTTCGATTGCTATTAATTTTTCTATCAAATTTTTCAATTCCAAATGATTTAAATCAACCTTTTTGTCAAGATTGTAATAACATTGTTGTATTGTTTCTGTTTTGATTTTCATGGTATCTATTTCTTTTGAATGAACCTTAACTGTTTGGGCAAATACGCCTGCACTAAAAATTATTCCAACGACAAAAGTAATACCGATACCCTGCAACCACTTTTTACCATTGCCATTAAGTTTGAGTTCCATTACTATTTCCCTTTCCGTTGCCTACTTTCGTTTCGACTAACCGAGCAACCGAATATCCAAGAGCGATTAAAATTACAAACCACGCTAATCTTTCCCACGTTTCAAGCGTTTTAGGTTTTACCGTAATCCACCATGTTACAACAAGAATAGTAAGACAAACATGTTGCCAGTATAGTTTCAAACTACCAAAAATTTTCTTAAGAAAATCATTAAACATTAGACCTTCTATTGCGCTATGCCTATAATCCACCATAAAGAACCATCACATAAAAGCGTTGCCCCACCTTCTGCCGTTATCGTAATATCTATTCCTCCCGGCGTTTTGATATCTTGATTGCCTGTTGCCTCATCATCTTCAAGCACGACGTTATTCGCGCCGGAATTGTAGAGGTGAAGGATTTGACCAGACACACCACCGATGAATCCGCCGATAGTGATTGACCCGCCTGCGGTGTTGACGGCCATGACGGATTTACCCATTATGTTTACGGTATCACTTGTGCCCGCGACGGCGAAAGTGCGGATGGTTGCAATATAACCCGTTCCCGAAACGGTTGTGCCTGCCGTTATACTTGTCCCTGCTGTGATGGCAGCTCCAGACGAAAGGTCGCTTGCTTTTAGCGCACCCCAAGAACCCCAGTAATCGTTGCCCCCCATGTAAATGTAGTAATCCTCGCCCGAAGCACCAAATCCCCATGCTGTGCCAGCGAATTTAATGCCTGTGACTTTAGTGTTGGCTTGCGTTACTCCATTCGCAGTATCCGCTCGAAGAATCAACATGGGTCGATTGGTAGCAACATTATTGGTATCTTTCCAGGCGATAACTAAAGAAGTATCCTTCGCGGTGGTCTGGATGCTTTTGGCAATTATATGAGCATCAAGGGTATCTCTGGACCCCAATCTCAGTTGATTCGCATTCCACCAACCGTCGCCGATTTTCATTATTGGAATAAAACAAGTATCCACAAAATACATTCGACTTGCGGATTTGCCAAAAAGTGAATCGTATTTTGCTCTTACCGCCTGATGTAGAGACCAATCGCCTAAAGAAATAACATCACGGCCAATCAAAGTGGTATCTCCATTCATTCCTATTCTTAGTCGATTAAGAATATAACCGTATCGAAAATAAAAACGGTCAAGAGGTTGACCAAGTGAACCCCAGACCCGATAATCAGTCTGAGCTTGAATCAATGTAAATCCAAAAAGAAAAATAATTAAAATCTTTTTCATTTTTTTAACCTCCTTATGGATTTGCTCTCCAGTTCATCCAAATACAACCAACATCATGCACAATATTATTTAGAGTAATCGAAGCTGGTAAGGGAAATGATGCGGCTATATAACCGCATTTCCTTATTTGTCCAGCTACACCTTGCGCAACACCGTAAATAGTGTCTTTTGAAGCTGAACTGCAAGCCCAAGCCGCATAATACATTCCGGGCCCAAGTCGCAATGCAGGATTAACTACCTTCGAGCATAATCCCGACATTCCCGTTGTTATTGTCTGTCCTGATGACCATACCCTAATACCTAAAGAATCATAAATGCCAACATCAGTTGCCGCAATGGTTACGGTAACTCGACCCCGCCAGATAACAGAATCAATTTTTAATGAACAAGGCAAAAAGAATGGCATAAATCTTGCCCGACTTGCTCCGCCAGAAGCATACTTGGCCGTTGCAACGCCCGCCTCTATTGTCTGCCATTGTATTGCCCTTGCTGGATTATAAGAACCGCCACCACCAGCTTCATCGGCTGCCCATATCCAATTAGTCCCATTCCATTTTGGGATATAATTAGTTGTTGGAGTCCCTGAAAGAAAATCATGTAGAGCCAAAGTCACCCCTGCATTTGTAGTTGATGTTGATATACGACTGGCTTCTAAGGGGAAAGAATCTCGATGAGCCTTATTCCGTGTCGAATCTAAAATAATGGAATTACGTATTGACGTTGACTCAGCGGTAAATCTCGAAATGGCTGTTTTGGCAGCAATAGAATCATTCAATCTTACTGAATCTTTTTTAAATCGTGTTGTATCTGTATAATAAAGACTGGATTTGTTTGCAAGTGAATCCGAATTTTTTGAATTTCGTGATGTTGCAAGTAATCCAAGTTTTTGAGCACAGGAATCGTTTAATCGTGAGGAATCGGCAAGAAATCGGGCAATAGCAAGTTTGACCGAAATTGAATCATAAAGAGATAATGCCGAATCAAGATGTGCCTTCAATCTAATCGAATCTAATTTATATCGAGTGGTATCGGTTTTTGTCTTGCAAGAATCATACCAAAACAAGGCCGAATCTAAATGATTTTTTAATCTGACAGAATCGCTTTTATATTTTATGGTATCTGTATATCTCGATGGTGAATAATGTCCCAGAGAATCCGCATTATCAGCCGAACCCCTTAATCCACCCTGAAACCACCATTTTGTAAAAATCGTATCCATTGCCGCATTCAAAGAATCAGTAATATAATCTCGATTGACAATTGCACCACCCGCAGGTGTTGCCCACGTTTGATCGCCTCGAAGATAAGTTAATCCCGTAGCTGAACCGCTGCCAAGTTGATCTGTAGGCACATAGGCCACCGAACCAAGACCAGCATAACCATTAGCTTGACCTTTCTGCGATATGGATTGTTTGACAATAGCTGAATCATTCCAGACATTTATGGCCGTATCTCTAATATTGTGAGTATGAACCGATGGCGGATAAGTAGATGGTTTGTCTGGGATATTAGACCAGAATGAAGTTGACCAAAAATCCGAAATAGTTGAGCGTAATTGTGAACCAGAATGATTTGAACGATTTAAATAATATGCTGGTAATTGAGAACCAAAAGAATCTGAATTGCTCGCCTTGCCTCTAATTCCTTGCAGAAAATACCACTTATAAGTTATCGTATCGACTGCTCGATTTAATGAATCGACAATCTGTTTGCGTCGCATTTGACCATTACCACCACCGGGTTCGACATAAACCCACGAAGCATTGCCATAAACATCCGATCTCAAAAAATAACCATCGCCTGCACCTTCAGTCATTCTGAAATATTTTGTTACTATTCGCCTTAAGTTAAATGAATCACCAGTAATTTTAACTTTCAACCAAAATCCCGTCGTATCACCAGTCTCGGTATAATAGGGTTGACCGAGAATGAAATCAAGCGTTGAATAAACCCCAGCATAAAGAATTGAATCTGCTCTATTTGCCTGTTTCGCTTTTTCAGCTCGAATAGCCTGCATGGTTCTTTTTTGGGCTAAACCAAATGTTAAAATCAATAAAAGTAAAAGATATTTTTTCATTAATATTTATGATATTGAATTGTTATATGTGCTTGTGCCTGACTTGGGCCGACTCCCGTAGCATCAGTAGATAAGGTTAATTCTGTCCCGGCTGCGTATATCTGATGACCTGTCCAGTTCGCCTGTTGATTGCCATTTGTAATCGTTGCACTAATGGCATTTACTCCATCGGTTATAATATATTCAACTTGTCTTCCACTTCCACCCGACTCCGCCACCTCACAAAAAACATCTATTCGTTCGATGACAATATAATTTTGGGGAGTCCATTTGGCACGAGTAAGATCGGCTGCGGGAGAATCAATATAAAAGTATTGAGGAATACGAATATCACCGATTTTATCTTCAATCGATTCATGCTCGGTTATGACAATATCACCGACGGTTGTAATGACCCCAAAAACCTCGAAAACCATCGCCGAACCAGAATTAGACAGAATCTGCATGGTGAGGTTGGCACCAATTCCGATTGCACCGATAATATCATATTGCGCCCAATCAGTTGTAATCGTTATGTCTTTTGTGATAGTATCGCCCGCATAAAGAACCAATCTTACGGCATCTGCGCCCGAAATTTTTCGTATCCATAAACGCATCATATAGGTAGGACTATTCGACATTTCATATTGTGAATTGACAATCTCTTGATATATACCGTGTCCCAACGCGGAAGTAGAAATACGGCAATAATTATATAATCCCGATCCTGATTGACGTGATATGGTTGGAGTGCCCACTTTTCCCCAACGATCTGCGTCATCATTATCACCTTTCGACCACCATTTGAAAAATCCATTGAGGGCAAGATTAACAAAACTTTGAGATTTTAAAACATCATTTTTCTTTAAATTGTCGTTGCCGATTATTCCATCTGAATGTGTGCCATCGTCTTCATGTTCTCCGTCTAAACTTTTAGTTCGATAAAAATCATTTTCAATTCCAGATATTGCCGCATGAATTGTATCGGCGGCCGAAGAAACTCGTCTTAAATTATCACCGGCGACCGAACCAGTAAAATCTCCCGTACACAGATCATTGACATCAATTGGTACTGAACATTTAGCATTTTTAACCGTCCAAATTTCCAACGAACTTAAAATTGTATCATAATTGGCCGTACCAGACGAACCTTTCCGTAAAATCTGATCATAAATTTTAACCTCATCCACATATTCAATCGTGAATTTCCAGACCCTTGTTCCTTCTCCAATCACCAAAACATCTCCTACCCTCGTTGAATTTGTTGGCAATGTAAATCGACACTCGGTAACAATAGATGAACCATAATGAGAACTCCCCTCAACACATTCGTCACCCTGAACTAAAATTCCACCAATCCGCTTGACTGCATTACGCCAATTACCCATCGTGCGTGCGGCCGTAAACCAATACGGTTCGTGATCAAATTCATTGTTTGGATCATTGGAATGTGGATCATTTTCGAAAATATATTCTAAAAGACCATCTCTTGTAATTGACATTTATCCTCCAAAATCTTCTAAAGCCGCTTCCTCAGCGGGTGGATTACACGATGCGATTAGGTCACCATCAATATCACTTACAACTTTTGCACCACAGATTGTTGCATAATTAGCCCAACATAAAATACCATGAATAGATTCAATAATCCTGTGAGCTCCCATCATTTCTGGAGCCGAAATGGGAATTGAATATAACCATTCATTGCCTTTCAATTTTAATTGCCCGCCGTGACCGATCCACTTTTCAACCAAATAATCAAACTCCCAGCCATTATCTATAATGACTTTAAAAATATCATTCACACCATCTTTGAGCATAGTCCGGGGATGTATTTTAATTTCGATGTCTTCACAGGTAAATAATCTTTGAAAAAATTCCATCAAAACTCTATTTTCGGGAACTCCCTGAACGTCAATCAATAAATCAAGTCTAAATTTTCGACGCTTTCTAATCTTGCCATCATTACAAATCATCTGTGAGTCAATTTCTTCTGGGAATAATGGATGTATTTTTATATTATCTTCATTGCTAAATTGGTGATAACAAACCAATTGATTATTGACATAACCGAATATTTCCGGCCAAGTCTGACCCCAAAAGATATTCCTGCGCCAATCAGCCGTATTCATACCCTCATCCTTGCGGTTAATTTAACTAACATTTTTTCAATATTAATTTTTTCGATATGACCATAAAATAATTGATCATTAAAGTTATACTTAAGACCATCGAATAATTCTAAAAAGATTAAAAAGTCGGCCTCAAATTCCCAAATAAAACGATAGTCTTGAAACATTTTCCAGTAATAATAGGCAATGTCTTTGCGAATCGAGGTAGGGATATATTCATTATCGATAGTCAACGATTTCTTTTCTGTGCCATATTCATCTGATCCGCCACCTGCCCTCACAATAATCTTCAATGGTTCTAACTTTCGATAGGTTGGATTGACGGCGATAAGATTGTTTTGTAATGTATAATCATCCTGAAAATAATCTCGATTTCTAAACCTAAGAGTATCCTTATCGGGAAAATCATAAATACAACAACAGGCAGTAGCAATTTCATTTAGTGTTTCTCTTAAATTTTCATCGGGACCTAGGGGTGGAAGATTAACAAATAAAATAAATTGATTGGCAATACTGTAAATATTTAATACTGCTTGTCCTACATTATAACTTCGATAAATTCCGAAAAAGTTTGGTTTATTGTTATGATCTTGATACCAGACCATATTGTAAAGATTGGCAGTCGTCATCGCAGCGTCTAACTTAGCAAATTTTACCACACCATTGGAGTCAATATATGCGTTCCAAAAATATTGGGCGGGATTTCCGTCTAAAAACCAGATATATTTATTTGATCCTGTATTTTGAAAAAATGGAAAATTTGTACCAACAACACCCGATAATGTCCGATAAAATACATTGGCCACTTGAACTTCAGTATAAAAAGATGCATTGTCGTAGAAAACACAATTTTTTAATCCCACATGATAATGACAATTCCACGCTCGCCCACCCCATCCCCATAAAAAATTATTCATAAGTCCTTGTGTTGGCCATGAGATTATAGTAGCACTTGCAAAAGTAGAGGAATTATCTGGCAAACCGCTTGAATGAGAGGCATAAGCATATCGGCCACCAAGATAATGAGATCGATCATCGGGCATAGAAACCCCACCACCAATAGAAAAACGATCCCAACAATAATAAATTACTGTTGGCGGTTGATTGTTAAGAAAATCATCTCGATTAAAATAAGCAATAGCATGTTGACGACAAGGATTTTCATGCATTTGTCCATCAAAATATTTATAGGGATTCAAAAGTATTATCCACTTCCCATCTGCACCCAGATTCGGATTAAAAGAAATTGTACTCATTCTATATGTATAATAATAGGTGAGTGGAGCGACATATTTAGTAATTTCATGGTCGTCTGTTAGCCACGTTTTTTCGGTTACCAATGTGATTTTATTCAGAATAAAAACTTTTCGCAATGAATATTCGAGATAATTTTCAGTTGAACCATACAACCTTACATTGCCCTGTGCGCCCGTAAAAAGATAAATTTGATTATTAACTTCCGTTATATCGAAAATATCGTATAATGTATTGAGTTTGGATGTAATAGTAACCGACCAATTCGTTTTATCTATATCAATTTCATACAGATAATGACCGTGTCCAACCAATAATTTTGTTTCTGTGGTTGTGTTTAACCACAAATAAATTCCTTTGCGTGTATAAATATCACCTACGGGAGCGGAAAGATTTAATGACAATATGCTTTCAATTAATCTATTATCCCATGTGTCTACACCCTTTAATTTAAAATCTTTTGTAGTAATTCCCAATTTGGTAGCAATTCTATCAAGGGCAATTTTCAACGGTATTGTTTCCGTATATCCCGACCAATCTACATTTTTTGTTAATTCTCCCTCTAATTTCTTGTGAAACTGTGTGACATGCAGAGTAATTACTCCCGCCTTTTTCTCGATACTATCTCGATCAAGATAACCGCCAAATCGTTTAATCTGTTCAAATGGAAAGCCAATATAAATTTCGAGATAAGGATCGGATGTTGCCGCAACGATATAATCCCAGATGTAATTATCGTCATCCCATAATTCTAAAAACGAATCGCCACAGACAAATTCATTGAAGGTCAATTCGAGTGAAAAATCTATCTGTCCAACATTTTCAATATTAAGACGACTTGAAATGTCTTTACCATCAAGTAATATGCGATATTTTAATCCTTGACTTATGCTTTTTTTAAGTTCGTTTTTAAATTGATCGGTAATTGGTATCATAAATTATCTCTAATGGTTAGACCTTGCTGGATGGTATTGCGGACAAATTCTGATTTTATGGCAATGGGTTGTCTTCCAAATGCCTTAACTGTCGCTGGTAAATTTGTTTCGACCTTAACTAAAATCATTTGTGGTTGTTGTTGCGGAGTGAAGGCAGAGGCGAAATTGCCCATAACGTCCTTGCCTCCGCTAAAGAAATTCTTGAAAAAATCACGACCTTCTCGACGTGCGAATAAATCACCCCTTGGAGTTTCAAAAAGAAGACCAAAAAACGACATAAATCCTGCACTACCACCACCAGTAAGAACCGACAAAAGACCTGCCACCGCCGCAGTCACTAATAATTTGGCGATTAATTGTTCGAGCATTTGTAGAAGATTATTAATTAAATTTTGCCATGAGACTTGAATACCATTACAAACCGCAACCAGATTATTGGCAAAATCATTGATGGCGGTTTTGCCAATATCAACAAAAGCATCCTGAAGGCTCTTTCCTGCTTGATAAGCGGCATCACTTAATTTTTTAATTGCTTCTTTAGATAAATTACTTTGTCCCCCGATTGTCCATAATGCCAATTTTGCACCCAACCAACTATCAGTAAACTCGGTTGTTTTTTCGGTATTTTCTCCTATGATTAAATTAAATCTATGGAATTGTAAAGTAGTTTCTTTGGTGATGGGAATGATTTTTTGAAAATCAGAAATGAGAGGTTTTAAGCCGGGCAATATTTCCTTTTCGCCCGGTAATTTGGAATGAAATTTCGTGATTTCATTACCAGTTGTTTTAATTTCAGGATTTAAATCTACAAATGATTGTTTTAGAGCTTGTATGCGTTTTTTGTATTGTTCTAATGTTACGTGTCCATCTTTACATGCTTCTCTCCATCGTTCTAATATTTTTTGATTAGCTTCCATCGCCATATCCATATCTTTAATATCTTGTTTTTGTCCACCACCCCATAATTCTTTCCAACCTTTTAAGAAATTATTTAATGCCTCGGTTAGCCAGCGCACGACTGGCAATAATTGTGTACCAATTTCTTCTTTAAGTTCATTAAAATCACGCCTCAATCGTTTGATTTGCCCGGCAGTAGTTGATAATTCTTTTTCATTGGCATCTTTAAATGATTTGCGTAGCAATCCCACAATCTCATTGAAATCTTTACTCTCGTCAATAGTTAAGCCCATTTCTCGACCCAATCCCGCAAGTCCTCGGCGATTACCTTGATAGGCGTCAGCAAGCATAGTAGAAACTTCGATTAAATCTTTTCCCGTCCCCGCCGATATTTCCATGGCAAGTCGTAATAAAGATTGACTTTCCGTATAATTTTTTGTTCGTGTAATTAGATTTTGAAAGGATGCCGCCAGTTGTTCATCTGAAAATGTAGAAATATTCATTAGATTGTTTAAAAATATTTGCGTTTGTTCGGCCTGTTTGCCAAAACCAAGATTAGAAAGAACATTATTAAAACGAGCAAAAACTATTTCTGCATTCATTGCTTCGCCAACACAAGATTGTAGAAATCGTGTGAGTTGTTGTGCACCAACAAATCTGGCAATCAATCCTTCAAGTTGATCTATTTGTAATCTAAAACCTTTGGCAGCCGAAGACGCTTGCTGTAATTGATTTTTTGAATTATCTTTTATATTAAATTCGCCGTATAGATCGTATATTTTTTCAGCCATTACATCCTCGCCAAGTCCTCATAACTAAAATGTTTATTGAATGGATCATTGGTTTTATCACCACACATCCGTTTATATCTATTATTAATTGCCTTTTGTAATCTAATTAATTGTGACAATTTCAAACTCCAGATATATTCGACAGACCAACCATACTCACTTCCCATTACGTCGGTGATGGTTGAGATTGCAATTTCTGGGTCAATTTTTCGACCCTGAGCGTCATTCGGCCGAAAAAATCCCGCAATCCCTCCACGTCCATTATGTCAAGACTAACGTCAAGACAGGCCTCGAAAGCCTTCTTGGGCATTTTCTCGAATTCCTCCCTTGGTTGATCTGAAGAGGCGGCAAGCCAATCAAAAAAGAAATCGGCACTTGATAGGTCAATACTTTCTTTGCTTCTGGAAAAATAATTTATCCACCAGCCCGCGCCGGGGTCTTTGAACGAATAGACTTTTTCGTCTATTGTAATCATTTTTGGTTTATCTAAAAAAATCTTAATCTCTTCCATTTTTACTCCTTTGGTTTGATAAACATTGCCAGAATTTCTTTTAATTGAGGTTGCAAGATTAATCCTTTTCGTACTATATTATTATTAACCGCCGTAATTAAATCTAAAAGAATATTGCGATTATTAAGAATGTCTTTTGATTTTGGATATGATCGACCCTCATTAATCGCATCTCGATGTTTCTGTAGTTGTTCGGTCTGTTCAAACATAAATATAAGACGATTGGGATTAGTCGTGTCAATTGCACTCAGGGACTGGCCATTCTGTATAATCTCCTTAAAATCAGGCGACATCCAATTTGACATCAGACAGGTTGCCATGAATAAATCTATTGTCTTATAAAATTTCTCGATCTCATTCATAAAATCTCCTTATAATTTAGGCTGATTCAAGAATATATCCTATCTGATCTAGATTATTTGGATCGTAGAGAATTTCGGCCGTAACACCCAACGCTGCGGCATCGTCTTGTTTTTGTGCCATGTCCGCCGATTCAATAATTTGTGCAACTGGGAATACATAGGTTCGATCAACCCTAACATTATTGCGTTCCGGGCCCTTGGTCAGTATTCTCAATTCGCCTCGTGAAAGTTCAGGTTTTGCGCTAATGGGAAGTTTCTTGTAATCCTTGTCGCCAATTTTCTCGTCTGTAATTGCTAAACTCGAATTCCACCAAGTTTTTTGGTTGTCAAGTGTATTTTCAAGCATCACGAATTTTATAATGACTTTTCGGCCAGTCGGAAAATTCCGTAGATTAACGGCATATCCATCGGCTTTATCCACTTTGAAAATATCCATGTTATTACTGAATCCGATTCCACCAACAAGTATTCCAAAATTACGACCGGCAAAACTTACCGTTCCCGCTTCAACGACTATATTGTCGGGATTGCCAACTGCTTGTGGGGCTGTTTTTGCCATTTTATCCTCCTATTCGGCGACCGTTCGGTCTACCTTGGTTTGTATGCGATATACGCCTGCGGCCGTGCCTCGAATTAATGTAGTAGAATCAACATCATAGCATCGTTGACCAGAGATAAGTGCACTAACGCTCCATACTGTACCCGCACCCGAAGCCGGAGGAATTACACCCAATCCCTTATATTTCGAGCCATTTAAATCTTTTCCTATAACGTAAACCGAACATATCAGCGTACTGGGCCTGACAACTTGCAATTCAAGATCACCATCACCATAATAATTCAAATTAATTTCAGATGAATCGGTATAAGTTTTCGCTGGCGGTGAAGCATTAATCGAATCCTTAGCCAAGATTGTTACGGGTGGGAATACCAATTCGGGATCAATATCAATACCGGCATCACGAGCCACATAAACAAATTCCGGGGCCATCCTACTTGACAATGAATCATTCCAATAATCATTAAGCGTCTGATTAGCCTGTTCGCCAATATGAGCATCAAGTGCAGAAACAATATTGCGACAGATTTTCAGATATAAAACCTTGATGTATTGGAGTGAATTCTTCGCAGGCTGTAAAAGATCGGCCGTAACTTCGTCGTCGGTAAAGGCATTAATCCGGGCTACTAAAGAATCGGCGATATAAGATAATGTACCAGACGAATCGGTTATACCGACCAATGCCTTTAGTTTCTGCACGGTGTAGGCGATATTATCCGTTACTTTCAAGAGACTGGTTGTATCTATTGAACCAGCCGACAAGATTACCGGGATAATAAACAAAAGAAAAAACCACTTTCTCATTATAACCTCCTAATCGATTATTTGTCGTTTACCTCTCAATTTAATTCCGAGAGGGATTTTTATTATAATTGTATTTAATTTGTCTTCCTCGGTACTGGTAACAGGCGGAAAAAATTCTATTGAGCCGCTTACCAGACACTCAAAAGGCCAGTCGATTGCTACATTTTCAAATGCTTTCAGAAAATCTTCAGCCATATCAAGACGAATCATTGAATTGCTCTGTGTACCCTTGCGAATCAAGTAAATCATTAATGTATATATTTGATTAACCGTAGCGAATTTATAAGTATCGAGATATTGTGGAAGCATACTTTCTGGCTGCATTATAACGAAATATGCGGGTTCTTTGGCATTATCCCACGATTGTGGGGGTGGAATATTGGTAAGATGACCGAGCCAGACATCGGTTATTTTCTCACCTTGTATTGCCATCATTTGAATAGATTTTTTTATGGTATCAATCCAAATCTTCAATTCTATTTTCATTTCAAAAACCTCTTGATCGATTTTAGAAAACCAATTGAATTAGTCCAAGCATTTGACATGAATGGTCTGAAATATCCCCAAACTAAAAGACCACCACCGTGTTCAGGCACTTCCTTACCATGACGAGATGCCCACAATTTCAACGTAGGGGCCACACTATATGGCACAAAATATCTTTTCGTTGCTCCCGGCCGCAACCGTCCCCCAAGAATACCCTCGACAAATTTACCATATAATAATTCAACGCCCACTCGTAATCGTAAAAGCATTTCATTGACTTCGTAACTAATATTTCGTGCCAAATCCCCCGATGCCCGGCCACGCCCTGACTCCAGACCTCGCTTTGCTTTGCTTGATATTTCCATTCCGCAAGCCACAAGATATTGAACGAATTGTCTATTGATTTTCTCAACAACTTGCTTACTATAATCCTTAAATTGCATAACCGTCCTCGACATCAAGTTGAATATAGGATTGACGAACGAAAACATTCCATATTCGATAACCCATTTCTCCCACAACACAAACATCGCCGATTTTAATTTTTGGTCTTATTTCCTCGTATTTCTCATTAAAAAATTTCTTGGGTGCAATTATCTTATATGATCCTATCGAGGTTCGGCCAATTAATGCAGACAGAAATGTTGAAGAAGTATGAATTAATTTACACGGAATTGCCGAATAAATTAACGGTTCATTTTTTATCATGCCACCCTGTGCCGAATCGGTTGTCGGTCTGTGGATATCCATAATATCTTTAAGATAATTCCCCTTTGATAATCCCATCATTTTAAACTATCCGAAAATTCGGTCTTTAGTCTAAAAATCTTATCCTTGATTCCGTCCGTGTCATAAGTTATATCGCCATCAGTTTTTACCAATAATCCTTCCAATTGTTTTTCAAGACATAATGCCTCAACTAATTTGAGACAAATATCGCAATCCCGGTCTGGAATTGTGTCTATATCAGCCAACTCCCTGAAGACAACGTAAATATTATCACCATCTTCATCTATCATTGGAGTAATAATAAATGACGTTCCTTGATCTTTATAAGTATGGCATACCAATTCATCCAGTAATTTAAGTTTAGAGTAGTATTCGGTAAGTCGTTGTGGTTGATCGAAATCTATATTGGGAAGGTTGGGTAAATAATCCTCATAAACATCCAAATCCCAGAAAATACCGAGAAGATAGACAATGTCATTCGTAAAATCAGCATCATTTTCATCAATATAATCATAGACTGCCTGATAAGCTACGCTGGTAACGATTTTGACCGTTTCGGAACCACGATAACGGGAGTATTCCCGCACAACTTTATCAATAATTTCTTGTTGTTGTGATGGAGATAAATCCTTGAAATTTTCTATTTGATTACACCGTATTGTCAAAGTTGTTGACATAAAATACTCCCGTTATTTTTTTAACTACCAATTGAATTGTAAGTATGTTTTGCAAGTCGTATCAGCATCGCCACCCTTAACCGAATGAAAGAAAAGCGTTTCACCCGGATCAATTCGGAATGGACATGATAAAGTTTCAGCTTTAGCATTTAATCCAATTTGAATCGCTCCGATACCAACGGTCTTCCGCATAATCGTATCAGAATGAGCTGATAGTGAATGCGTGTTGCTAAACCATATATTTATGCCACCCGAATCGGTAGCTGCTGGAACTGTCCATATTTTGAAATTCCAAACTGGTTTTCGGAATGCAATAAAATAACGATAGACAGTCGAATTTTTGCGTGTATAAACATAAGTAGTCGTATCTGTAGTTGTAGCAGAAGCGATACCGAAAGTCAACGAATCAACAAGAAGACGTGCATGTCGAGCCATATTATCCGGGGCATAAGCATTGTTCACAAGCGGACGATTCGATCCGCCACTAAATGAATCCGCACCATAGATATTCCATCCTTTGGTCGTGGCATTCCCTACATTAATTGATATTAGCACAAGCAAAAATGCTAATATGGAAATTCCCAAAATCTTTTTCATTATTCCTCCTTCGTAGGTTTGCTTTCTTTGGTTTTGACAATCTCAAACATAATATAATCCTTGCCTTTATTGCAATGAGCCATGATTCGCTTCGCACGTTCAGCCTCGAATTCATAAGTGTCGCCAATTTCAAGTTCGACAATGCCCTTCGGAGTATCCAGTCTCCAAAGTGGTTTTTCTTCTTTGAGTAATTTGATACGTAATTTAACCTGTTCGATGTGGATTTTATCGTCTTCAGATTTGCCTTTTCTGCTTTGACATTTGACCAATTCTTCTTCGGCTTTTTCGATTTTTGTTGCCTGTTGCCTTTCAAATTTAGGCACGGATACTAATTTCAATGTAATCTTTTCACTCATTTTAATCTCCTCTTAATCTTTGTTATACAATATCACCTTGTGCAAAATAAGTCCCGATGAGTTTGTCAATCGAGAATAAAGACATGCCAAGCCAAGTATGTTGGAATGTAGTACCGACAACCATCGGTTCAAGTTCAAACAAACTGAATGGACAGAAGGCAATGGGAGCATCAATTGGTGATGCACCACGATACCAAGTTAGAACTTTCTTCGTAATTTCCGAAACATTGCTGGCGAAGCAAGTAAACAATGGTACTTTGTCGCCCTGAACTCGTGTTAGACCAAGTTGAGTCGGTTGAAGTGGATTGTCAGAAGTGAAAGGTTTCCCGGAAATAAGATAGAGATAATCCTTGTCAATGGCGAGTTTGTTTGGAATTACATTGAAGGGTTCGACGTAACAGAGAGCTGCAAGTTTTGACAGAAACTTCGTGAAGCCGAGATTATCCCATTCTGCCTGAGTGTAGCCTTCGCCCGGGGGACAAACGGTCTCATAATTCAATGGACTGCCAACTGCCTGAATCAAACCATCGGAATTTGTAAACGCCGTGCCTGTAATCAGATAATACAATGCCTGCGAAGCGATTTCTCGTTGAATCTCATCCTGAATTGTGCGAACACCCTCGGTATCAAGATCAATACCATAAGATGATCTGATATACAGGGCCGTCTCGACATTATATGGGAATTGAACCTTGAGTGGAGTATCTATCGCAATATCGTTATATGAAATAATTATCTTGGTTCGCTTTGGTGTACCCTCTTCGGCAACCGCCGCTGCTGTCCGTGAGAAATTGGCAGCATTGATTTCCGACCATACGCCAGCCGAAACCCAATAGTAAGCCTTTTTGAAAAAGACCTTGCCACTCGGTTGTGAAAGTGGAAATACCCCGGCTATTTCATTGATCACCGGCCAGAGACCTTTGAATAGTTCGGCAATAACCGGCAGAAGTTGAGCATTAGCGGTCGCAACATCGCCCGTCTGCATCCAATTGTCGCCAATCGTTTCAAAATGTTTCTGACCTTTCTTGGTCAAAAACCAGAGAGGATTATATTTATTTTCGGAATATAAATCCCTATCACTGAATCGAGAAGTTCGCCCAATGACTTTACCACGAAGTAGATTGCGACAAACCGCATCCTCAAGAATCATTCGCAAGACATATCTTGGATTGCCAAATGACAATGTATCGTCTGGATTGTTCTGACCATTATCCGCAACCTTTTCGCAAAGCTGTTTCATCACCTGTTCGCAATTCTCGGCGAATTTAATACCTCGATAGTTGTCTCGAATCTCAACTGTTTCTGTTTTACCTTTTGCCTCGGTGGTTTTACCAAGATCAGGATATTCTTTTAATGTATCCTTAACGATGGCGAATTTGGTATCAACCGCTTCCTTAGTCACGCAATCCTTTAGATGTTTTCTGACAAAGTCGACATTCAAATCCTTCATCTTGGCCTCATCGGTCAATAAACTTTCGGCGTATTCAATCGCCTCAAGCCGTGCCTTATTTTTCTTTGACTCATCTTCGAGTGCTTTCGTCCGTTCGTCATCCTTAATACCTTTTTCTTTTAAAGTATTGAGTTCTTTCTGAACGGAATCGATAGAACCACGAAGTGATTCAATTAACTTTTTGGTTTCCTCTTCCATGATATTACCTCCTAAATCAGGTTTTTCGTTATTTTGTTTGCTTTCGATTATATCGGTTATGCCCGCCATCTCAAATGCAGGACTAATGACGGTATCAATAGATGAAAAACGATAACCGGGCAATAAACGATTGACCTTGTGTTTCCCTTCTCCATAATTCACATATTCGCTATCCCCACTTCCTACGATTGAATATCCCGGCCGAATACCTTCCTTTAGGGTAATCGCAAAATCTTTACCTTTAGAATTGGGAATAATTTTTGACTTCGCCCAGACATAACCCTTTTCATCTATCCGCAAGTCGAGATGTTTCAAAACCAATTCGCTAATTGGTTCATCGAAACGATGATGATCGAATCCTACGCGCTGATCTTCACGCCAAGCTTGAATTGCTTCGCTTATAACTTCCCGTGAGTACAGATTATTATTAGCTGATGGAACATCAACTTGCATAATAATACCTTCAATAACTCGAGGCAACTTATCTTCCTCGGTTGCCTCTAAAATCTTAATCTCCGAGTATTTACAAATTTCTTCAAAAACTTTTTTGCCTTGATTTGATTCTTTTGGTGCATGCCATACACCATCTTTATCTTGATAATATCCCGCCTTTTTAACCGCCGCCCACGCTATTTTATTCGCCTTTTCCTCATCGTGGTCATATTCACCCCAAGCCGCATCGAAAGCCGAAATCCATATATCCTGTGCGTGTTTTGGCAATCCTTTTATCCTATCAGGCGGCTCACCTTTTTTATAGGGCATAATTCCTCCTTTAATTTTTTAAAATAATTTTTGCGATCCCGAATGATCGTTCACGAATGAAATCCCCAACATCGATTTTAAAACAAATTTTCGCTTTCATAGATTTAATTAAATTCGATGGTTTGCAATGTTTGAGAACCATATCTTCAACTAAAAGACGATTAAAAATCAATGAGTCATTTTGCCAAATATAACTATCAATAAGATAGCGGGGTCGTTTGGTAAGAATAATCTCATCAATATTATTGCCTTGTTGGTATTGCGCTAAAACATCTCTTGAAGTTACCCCGGCAATATCGATGAATGTATAATCGGATAAAATATAACCATACATGCCGAGGTCAGAGGATAGAATCGGCCAGAAATTCCCGACACATCGAAAATATTTTTGTGCCACCTGTCGGCGTGCATCCTGATGCATTGCACCCATCGATATATCACTACGGAATTCGGATATACTGAAAATTATTTGAATGGTCGTTAAGATAACGATAACAATCTTCCAATGTCTGTACCAATCAAAAATTCCTATGGCAACAAATATTATTACCAAAGGCCACAAATGAACCGAATATCGGGCAAAATCAGAGGAAGGACTAAAAATATAGGTTAGGAATGAAAGTCCAATATATCCCACAACAAGCCACGAAATTGTAGTCTGTCGTTTAATTAAAACTAAAATGAAGACAATAATGGGGACTCCTGCCAATATTCCCCACCACTGCAAGGCCGCAAGAGGCATGGGACGATAGGAAATCAATAGTTGTTTGGCCAGTAGAGCATGCGGAATCAACGTGCCATAATAAGCATACCGCAAACCATAATAAATTATCGAAATTACAAAGACCAAACAAATCTGATAGATTAATAGACGATTACATCCATATTTTATTTTCAATCGAATTATATCGATTAACCAAAATGGAATTAAAATAACCGCCTCATGTCTTGTGAGGATTGCCAAACTTAAAATCAATGGTGATAACCAATAATTCTGTTTGACAAAATGGATATAAATGAATAACAATAAAATTAAAGTCCATAAGATTGTATCCATGCTCAAAATCGTCCAACCGCCAAGGAAGCCATGCATACAGGTCAATAATCCCCACAGAAAAGACCAAGAAATATTATCGGTATAAAATTGAATTATTGTCATGATAAGAATAGAGATGAGAGCAAGAAAGATGAGATTTATGATTCCTCCCACCATCTCCAAATTATGTAGTCCGATTTTATAAAATCCCGCCAAAACAATTGTATATAAAAATGATGACGAGGCATCGGTTCGTTCACCCTCATTGAATACCAAGCCTTTGCCATCGGCTAAATTAATGGCATATCTATAAGTTATATAAGTATCGTCATATTGATTGCGACATAAGCCACCAGTCGAAAAATAAATGGCAATGGTCGCAAAGATGATCAAGAAAAATAAAAGGATTTTCATATTTTTTCTCTTATTTTACGTTTTTTAGATTGGGGAATTTCGCCAACATAAATCCTGCCTTTAAAATCAATGTAATAAATTTGATATGATTTATCGTCTATTTGGATAATCTGATTTGTTTGATATTTTCCAATTGGATAACCCCTTATGATTAATATGTTGGGCATTGATTTGAAAAACATGATGGGATCAAGTGGGATAGGAATATTGTTCATAACCACCCCATTTCTGGTTCAAAATCTTCTGGGATTATCGGCACGGAATCACCCACGCAATTCGGATGAGTTTCGGCGTTGAATTGGTCAATTTCTGCTTTTGTGTGCGGATTGGCTTGTATGAATGGCCCACAAGTCTCACACGCAGTATTGCAACCGATCCAATCCCATTGGTCTATACCCAATCGTTTTTCGGTCTCAGATGTCGAGGCTACAAGTGCGTGTCTTGTTTCGGTTTGTCCCGTCGTTTCGGCTCGATATTTCGAGAAGTCAAAGAGATCGCCCATTCGTTGAATGAATTTCTGTTTATCCCATCCTTCTTCCAATGACTTTGAAATCAAATCTCTAATCTCGACATTGGTTGTCATTGAAATTTCTCGACCTGCTTTTTCGGAAAATCGTATAGCATGAGAACGTAAATAATCCTTTGCAAAATTCATCATTTGAGGTTGACCGATAACCCTACCTACCGTTCGTTGAAATCCCAATTCAATTCCCGCCTTGGTCGTTGCCTCCATTTCGGGCATCAACAAATAAGCAATAAGGGCAGCCTCGGTTACTCGATCATAAAAATGATCAGAGGTAACTCGATCTACGGGTTCAATTTGTCTCATTATTCTATCTTCAAGATTATCATAATATCTGTTCATTAATGTCTGAATACGCCGAGAATGGCGATCCATTAACTGATCACGCTTCTTGGCTTCCAAAAGTCTAACGACGTGATCCACAAGGCGTAAAGTTTCTTCGATGACCATTAAAATCCTTTATGTTCTCCTTCAATTCTTTTAGGGTTAAATGTAAGTCTTTTTCTACGGCTGATTCACCCGCAGTCAAACCAACCGTACTTGGGCCAAGAGTTGGGTAAACATCCATTTCGTCAACAATCGTTTGTTCCTCGTTGTTGTTTTCCTCATCGGTCATGTTTAGTTCATCCTGGCGTAAATATCGACGGGACAGAAATCGAGTCCTGATATATCGTTCTATCGTTTGCGATCTGGTATTCTCAATGTTGACCCGTTGTTCCTCGGTAAGGACGAATGGCGATTGCATAACCAGTTTGAATTTAGGCAAATCGATCCGACCCCGGCAGAATTGCAATATTTTTATCAGCGGAATCATCGAGGCAATATAATCCATCTGCATACCCGCAATGTCATTTTGAAATTGTATCTCCTCGGTTGTCAATGTTGCCTTTGCGTTGACATCTTTTTCAAAACCAAGATAGGAAGGCGGTACACCGAGGGCGGACATTTTGAGTTGCTGGAAATATCGGACGTGTGCCATGTTCTGCAAAAGTGGTGTCGAATATTCATGGAAAGTTACATTAGCTTGCGGCATCTGTGGATTTTGAGCCAATAAATCCAGAAATAATGGTAAATAAATTTCGTTGGGTGGCCCTCCGATTTGGTTTGGCGTGCGGTCTCTCGATAATGTCGTGTTATGCAAGATTGGTGATTGCCGAGTTCGTAGATTTAACTTATAATCTTCAAAATCTTTTTCAATGCCTTCTAATGGTTGATTAAATTTTGTGGGTACTTGATGGACAATAACGCCCATTGTCTGAGCCATCGCCGCTATAACCATCAAAGTATGTAGATAATTCAACGAAACATCTATTTGGCGAATTGACAAAAAATCTGGTACACCATAACCATAATAATCTATCTTGCCTGTGTGAAAATGAGTAATCTGCCAAGGCCAGAAGCCAGCGATAAAAGTTCCAACCGAATTTTGCATATCATAAGCACAGATTCCTCTTTCCTTCGTAGAATTTGGATCACCATTTTTTAAATATCCAAATTCATCAAGATTGACATTAATATACTGCTCACGCTTCAACCAATGCAATTCTTTGAGTTTAAAATCCGATCCAATTAAATTTTCGTAAAAATCATTGCCAAATTGACGCATACGATAAATTCGTCCCTTCGTTTCTCGTGGGTCTTGACAACTGGCAATCAACAAATCTTCCTCCATGTCCTTCTTGATTTTTTCATCTTCACATTCAACTTCAATAACTGAATCCCATAGAGTCTTAACTCCCACTGCACGAGAAGCTTTCACTTCTAATGCCCGTACAATCAATGGATCATTCTTGTCAAGTTTTTCCATATCGTCATGAATATCTTTGCGTTCCATTGAAACATTCAACATATCTATATATTGTCGCCATTGGTCAACAATGACTGGCGTTGGGCCAGCCAAGGTCTTCAATGCGGTAGGATCACGAAATCCAGCGATAGCACCCTTAAATTTATTCAAAAGATTAGGCAAGCTTCCTCCCAGTAATTCCTGCGATATATTTCTCAATTATTTCTTCATGCTGGGATGTTAATGAGGCAACCACGTAACGAGCAGCGTCAATCCTGTGATCATATTCCTTGATTGGCTTCACGCCCTTTATGTCCCAATGATATAATTCGACCTCATCGATAAATTCCGTCCGACCCCGCACAACCACAAACATTACCTGACCCTTGACTGGTTTGATAATACTTCGCAATGCCTCAAGACCAAAGGCAACATCATTATTAGCGGGAAACAAAGGACAAGGTAAAAAGGATTTGAGTTCGTTGGCACGATAGGGATCAGATGGATCATAATAACCGGCAGTCCACACGATCTTATCCCAACCTTTCAAGAAATATAATTGCTTAATTTCTTCTTGGGTTAAAAATTCTCCACTAATTTCGTCAAGTATTGTATATCGGCCAACTGGCGATTGATTTATGGCAAGCAATACGAATGGGTGATTTTTACCATAGCCAAAATCAACACCGATAAAATTACGACCATACAAAAGATTAGGAATTTCCTCGATAACATTTGCGTCTGAAAATTCACGCAGAACAAGACCTTCTATTTTTCTGATTTCCCCACCATAACGTCTTGCAAATTCATCTTCAGAAAGTCGATCTTTCATTTTGTTAAATTCTTCTGCTGACCATGCCGGATTGAGAATTGAGGGGAATTGAATTACGTTATAATCTTTGTCGCCCCGCTTCCAATAAACATAAAATTCATGATACAACCAATGCATAGCTTCAAAGGTTGTGGTGAGTAGTGCCCGACCTTGTAAAATATTCAACCGTGCCATGACATTTAGCCATGCCTCACGTTTGTACAGCCCGGCCTCGTCAAGCCATGCCCATCCAGCGGTCACGCCAACAATCTGCTGTGGCTCTTCCGCCGTAAAAATATATATTTTGTGCGTTGAATTGTATGGTTCTAAAGAAATTTCTCCCTTCTGAGAATTATAAAAAGCTTGTAAATGTGGATAACATTTCCAAAAACGATTTAAGGTTGAGGAGTGCAAAGTCTTGCCTCGTGGCGCAACAATAATCCCATCATATTGATATTTTTGTTTTTCAGCTTCACAACCAGACCATAATGCACCAAGAATTGACTTACCTCCCTGCAAACCGCCGAGCATACAGGTATAACGTGATTGACTTTGCATTGTCCTAATCTGTGCCGAATGAAGATCGATTTTATCACCATCAGGAAAATCAACATGATAATTAAATAGCATAAAATTAATCAGCAGGAGGATCATCTTCCCCCTTCTCGACGGTTTTTGTGATCGTAATTACCAATGGTTTGTTTTCAATTCCGCCAATCGGTTGCACGACTTTGCCCTCAAGACGTTCATGAATCATTGTCAAAACCTTAACTTCAACTTGTTCATCACCACAATCTAAAAGTTCTTTGTATTTTGCTATAAGAATTTCGGGAGTAAATTCTTTCCTCATTAAATCGGCAATACAATGCTCAGATTTAGGGCGACCATGCGGATTGCGCACTTCACCTTTTTTCGCCGGACTAAGATTTTTTAGACTTTTCTTATTTATCATGTCAATTTATTTTTGATTTTTCCAAAACGATTGACTCGGGCGGGGTTGGCTCTCTTCCAAAACGGGCAAGCCTTTCAATCCCCGCCTCATTCTGTTCGGATTTAAGGGCATTTAAGCTCCTTTTTTCGAGTCAATGATCATAATTCATCAATACCTTTTTTACTATGAATTCTACGATGACATGAACGACAAAGTAAAATTAAATTATCTGAATTTTCATTAAAGGGATTTTTGTCAATATGATGAATTACAAACTGAAAAGATTTGGCATTATAGGTTCTATAACATAATTGACATTCTTGATTATCTCTTGCCCGTATATCAGCTCTTCTTATTTTACATTTATCTTCAAATTGATCTCGTCTTTTATATTTTTTAACATATTCTCGATAAATTTCTGGCACTTCTTCGATAATTGTAACATTCGGATTATAGAAGGGTTTATTTTCATCTTCCTCATTGTCAGCATTATAGACTTCTCTCAAAAATTGTTGCCTATCTTCTTGTTTAATTTTTTCACATCGACAATCCCAATCTTTCATAAAAATCTCCTTGTTTAAAATGCTCCTCTAACCTAACTAAAATCCATTTTTTGTAAATCTCCATATCTTCCATATTTTAATGTCTTATCGCCAAAACAGTCAAAATAATTTCCGACCTATTTTTTTATATTAAAAATTCTATAAGTCCCGACATTCTAAAGATTAATCAACCACAAAGATTTTTTTGCATACCGAACCCAATTCCACCCTTGATATTTCGGGAGATCAGATGTTTTTTTAAAAAAAATTTTTTTAACCCCTGATAAATCAAATTAATATTACAATAAACTTTTAAGAGATTTAGTTGTCTAATTAATAGGTAAGGTCAAAATGAATCGAAACAAAAACCAAATATTAAACCCTATCGAATCCGTCAATAATTCCTATGGCGCAAGCCAACGGTTCTATTTGACTTTACCTGATTCGGTAGGGTTATTTCTTTGGGGGGGGATACAATGTTAACTCAATGATGTAATTTTTGCGGTAAAAACTTTAAAATCAATCTTCAGTCTTATTTAGTAAATCCTGTAAGTAATAAGTTTCGTTTTTGTTCTCCCAAATGCAAGAATAAATGGAATTATAAATATCGACCTATAATTATAAAAGAAATTGAAATGTTTTGTCCAACTTGTCATAGAACTTTTATGATGCCTTTTAGTACTTTTGTCCGAGGTTATCTCTATTGTTCAAGAAAATGCTCTGGTTTGGCACGACGAAGAGGTAGTTGTCGTGGCATACGAGGCAATACTAATGAGTGGTTTACAATTCGTTCACAGATTTTCAAAAGAGATCATTATCAATGCGTCTTGTGTAATTCAAAAGAAAAATTACATTGTCATCATATAATTCCTTGGCGATTTTTTGCAAATAATGAATCTATTAATTTAATAACTCTTTGCAAGTCTTGTCATTTAAAATTGGAAGGAAAATTGCGAGAAAAACGAAATCAGTCCCATAAGTTCTAAAAAATAAAATAGTTACATTTATATTATATTGTGTTGTTTTGTGTTTTTTTTATATTGATATTTCAAGAGTTATAAGATTTTAATTTCTAAAAATGAAAAAAGTAAAAAAATCTTTCCAAAAAAGTAAATTTAATTGCCAAAATATCAAGGGTTATAGATGATTTATTATCTTTTGTATGATTGTATATACTTATGTTTTGTAATTTTCCTATATTATAGTAGGAACCGAAAATGAACCTATACCAAGAAACCAAAAAATTCAAAAACCCTCACCAAGTCAGTGTGAATTCCTTTGGGGTTCACGATTCTTTCGGTTCCTCTGACAAGGTGGGGGTAAATTTTGTGGAGGCGTAAAATGTGTCATGCAATAAGTGCAGTTAAAAAAGATAATCATTATCTGTACCTCACGGCTAATGATGTTTTTAATACAAAAAGAGGTAAGGAATTACAAGAACATACACCAGCAAGAGAAGACTGGATCGGTCACGGTGCGTGTCGTTGGTTTTACGGAAAAAATGATGCACCGATGAGTGGTGGCGACGATGTAGAATTTACCGACCTTTCTTCGCCTAAAAACTTTCCAAAAGAAATCGGTAAAGATATTAAGGCTGGCAAATTCAATGGATTGTTTGTCATACTTGATTTGCTGTCTAAATCTGCACAAAAAATCTACTACGCCAAACGCAAACTACTCAACGATGACTACTACGCCAAACGCAAACCACTCGACGATGACTACTACGCCAAACGCAAACTACTCGACGATGACTACTACGCCAAACGCAAACTACTCAGCGATGACTACAATGCCAAACGCAAACCACTCGACGATGAATAATACGCCAAACGCAAACCACTCGACGATGACTACTACGCCAACCTCAAACCACTCGACGATGACTACTACGCCAAACGCAAACTACTCG